TATTAACGTTGCCTTCGTTGACTTCTACTTTGCCCATTTTACACCTTCGAGGGTGGCTAAACTTCTTCACCCGCTCCGTTAGGCGGAGTCACCTTGAGTAGGGTTAAGCTACTGCCCCTTCGTCTTCGACTTCCTTGTCGACGTAGGGCGCTTGATGGCGCTTCTCCCACAGCGAGCGGAAATATCGAGCCGAAATTACGTTCGGCGATGGAACGCCGAAAATCTTATGACACTGCGCTTCCGTGATGATGTCCTTCTCGACAAGCTGTTGCGCCACGGTGCGCCAGCCGCGCGACTTTTCGCCGCACGGAATCTTGTGTTCGTCGAGGTGCAGGACGGACCACTCCCACATCAGCGGCACGTCGAGATAACAGACGTAGCGTAGCTTCTTGTGGTTGGTCGGCGGCGTACACCACAGTCCCACGGTTGGGACCCCGCCTATGCCTCTGTAGCCGTTATCCATCACGACGAACTTCACGCCGTTCGGTTTCAACCAGCGTTCTAGAAATTCCCTGGTCTTGATCGGATTCACCTTGCGCGCCTTCGCGTTGGTGAGCATATCCTGATCTGCCCATCTGTACTCCAAGCCCATGCGGTCGGACTTTGCCTTCTCTTCAGCAAAGGCTTCCTTCGCGTAGGATTTGTAGTCTTGCGGCCACTTCACCCAATTGGGTATGCCGCCCGCCAGCATCACTTGAATAGCTTCGTGCGTGGCGTCTACGTCATGATGCTCGTTCCAAACATTCTCCGCATCCCCGCCCTTGATAAAGGGCTGACTCGGCGAGTGAATAGTCATATTGTTCCCCTGACAGGAATTTCGCGAATAAGAATGGCAAGGGCGGAAGTCGCGATCTTCCGCCCCTGCGAATGTCGACTTTACTGGATTGCAGGCACGCTGTCGATGTAGCGTACGCGCTGTGAGTTCGCACCAGTTGCAGGCGGTAGGGTAACCGTCTGGTGGAACTTGTACGAGCACCACCCGCCGATGGTCGAGACTGGGTCGAAGCTCGATGCCGGAGCGTCTGTTACAACGCGGCAGTCGATCGTCTTCCAATCACCGTCATCTAGGTCGGTGTCGCCAGGGACTTGCAGCCACACGCCAATCATGGCGTAGTTGCCGAATACGTAGGTGCGGTACCCGATCTTACCGGTCGACGCGTAGTTAGCGGTCGTGGTAACGAACGGAGTCTGCATGAAACCGATGTTCGTTCCAGGCAACACGATGACCTTGTTCTGGTCCGCGCCTGCCATGGCATCGAACTTCTCCATGTTCTCGTACTTCCACAAGTCCGCGATGCTGTTGTTCACAGTCGTGGCGTTGTAGATGTCGCCGAGAACGTTAGGGCTGATTGCGCCAAGGAACATCCCGCGCTTGCACGGGAGAACGTTCTTGGACACAAGCTGCTGCTTCAACTGACGAATCGTGCCAAGGTCAAGCGTGTAAGGCGTTGACAGCAAGGACGACTGGTTAACGTTAGTGTCAGTGACTGATGCACTGTCAGCAACGGCGCTGTACAACTCGCTGATCGACTGACCGGCTTGGTAGCCTAGTTCGACTGCGCTGTTGCCTACGAGTTCATCGATCGCCGCTGCGATTGCGAAGGATGAGAAGTTCGCGTAGTTGTTCCACTCACCGATCTGCGCCGGTGCGGACAACTGCGAGATTACTTCGGGGTTTCCTACAGTACCGTCGCTGTTCTGGATGACATCACCAGTTAGCGTGTTGTACTGGAAGAACGTACGGTTCACGCCCATGTGTAGACCCTGGACGCGACGTTCTGCTGCTCCGACAAAGGCATTGGTGTTGCCCTTTAGGTTGGGAATAAGTTCCTTGTCGAAGATGATAGCCTGTGCGGTTAGCACATTGGCTACGTTATTTCCCGATGGATTCGGTCCTGACATAACAGGTACCCTTTAACAAGTAGTGGTCTCGGCTTGCGCCGGGAAGCAGTTACTGGATTTGAACGCCGTAGGCTTGAAGTTGCTTCACGAACTGAGGGTCGCTCTTCAACTTAGCCTTCATTACTTCCGGTTTCATCTCACGAACTTTCTTCATAAATTCCTTACGCGCGAGAGCGGGGTCTGGCGTACCGGGTCTTTGAGCGCTCAAAGTGCCTGGTGCGATACCTCCGTTCACGCCCGGACGACGGGCCGTTTGCTGCGCGGTATTACCCGCTGCGGCAGGCGTCGGAGCCGTTGCTGCAACCGTTGCCTGACTTGCGGCAGGCGCGGGTTGGGCTGGTGCTGCTGGTTCTTGCGCCGGGGCGGCTGGCGCGACAGCGGGGATTGCCGCTGCTGCGGGCTGCGGTTCGGCGGCAGGCGTCACCGGATTGTTGGCGACGACTGCTGGTTCTGCTGTGCGCGTCTTCTCGACGGGCACGAGTTTGTCATCCGCCGTCAGATCGATAAACGCGGCTTCCAAGTTATCAAGGGTGAATACCAAGTTATTCTTCTTGAAGTAGTCACCGATCGACACCTTGTTGGCCTCGCAATCGTTGTAGTCATGCAAATGACGGCGAAGGAATGTGTTTGTGATGGCGCGTCCGGTCTCGAACGCGGCTTTGTTGCGAAGCTCGACTTCCTTATCGCGGTAGCCTGCTTCGATCGCCTCGCGAACGGCAGTGATGCCCTTCTCGGCGTTCTGCTCCGCGAAAGCTTGCTTCGCGATCGCGGCGATTTGATCATCAGTTAAAACTGTTTTCGATTCCTGCTGGAAGGTCAGCTTCTGCTGCTTCAAGCGGTGGAACGCGCGGGTGGCGTTCTCGTGTGCCACGCGCTGCTTGGCGAGGAGTTCAGGGAAAGTGCGCGCCTCTAAATGCGTCGGGCGTCCGATCGCTCTCCCATCCTCGTCTCTGACTTGATACTCTTGAACGACTCTTTGCACGCGACCCACGGCATCGCGATTCACCGTCACGCCTTCGGCTTTCCACGCGGCGTCTTCCTCGGCGTAGTCCGGCGCGACCACCTGCGGTGCTGGTGCCACTGGCTCCACGGGCACGGTGATGTCCGGGGCAACGGCGGGCGTAACCATCGCTGCGGCTTCGGCTGCTAGAGCCTCGGTCGACGGCGGGTTAGCGAGCACGGTCTGCCTGTCAAGCGCTGCTTCTTGCGCTGCCTGCGCTTGCTGCTTCGCTAACATCAAAGAGGATACGCGGGCGGCGACATCACGGTTCGTGAGTAGGCGCTGCGCGTCTGCTGCTGTCTTCGGGTCTTTAACTGCCGCGAAGATTTGGTCCAGCGTCGTACCGTCCGACAGGAACCAGTCGCGTGTTATTTCGCTCATGTGAGTGTCCTTGTATTAATTCTACTTCACTCCCTCGGCGGGAGATTGTGGCGACGGAAACTTGAAGCCCGTAAAGCGAGTCCCGGTGACTGCCTCGGTCCCTGCGACTGCGGGTCCTTCTTGTTGCTGCGCCTCTTGTACTGCTTGTCGCTGTAGCACCTTGACTGAGTCAAGGACATCAGCGGAAAACTTGTTCATCGCGCGAGCCATCGCTTGCAGCCCTGCGAGCTTCTCGTGGTAGCGCTCCGCGCCTGGGTCGAGTTTGATAACTTCCTCTGTCGCGTCGCGGCAGGCTTCCGCCATCAGCTTCACGAGCACCTTCCACCCAGGCTGCTGGACGAGTTGGGCGAGCATCAGCTTCTGCTCGAAGTCTAGATTCTCGCCTAGGAGTTTACGCTGCGACATCGGCGTCCTTCTTCTCGATGATGCGCTCAGTCGACGACACCTTGTTCGTCGAAGTCTTCATCATGTCGGCGACCTTCGCCCACTGCTCATCAGTCGCCTCGTGCTTCCACAGCTTGAAGCCACAACCGTTCAAGCACCACGCTTTGGTGCTGCCATCTTGGAAGATGTGAACGGCGATGTTGTAATCCTTGTACATACCAAACTTCGGACCCGCGAACTTATCCCAACCCCAACGGGTCATAGCGCCGCCCTTGAGGTGCTGGCATTCCTCCGGCTTCACGAACTTAGCGAGAACGTAGGCGCGCTCCGCCTTCTCGCGGTCAGTGAGAATCTCTTCTTGGTGCTTGCGGCGCAGTCTCAGCTTCTCTAGGAAGCCTTCCGCGAGCGCCTCAATCTCGTACTTCTGACGGAACGCCTTCGGCTGCTTGCGAAGCGCGTTCAAGTACGTCAGTTCCCCTATCTTCTCGTCAACTAGATTCGATAGGAACTTCTCAGTGTCCGCATCGATCTTGTCGGGGTTAGTGTGGAAGTTCAACTTGAACACCCACTCAAAACACTCTAACCATTGTCTCCAAATGGGACCACCTACTTTCATATTATTCTCCCTTGTTCAAGGGGCGGTTTACCCGCCCCCTGGATTGTTTACCGCTGGTTGACTTACAGCGCGGTGGTTGAACCGTAGCCGCCCTTCTGCGGCTCCCCGGTCATCTCCGGCTGAGTAGCTTGTTCGATCGCCGCGCGGAACGCTTCGTTACCAGCCTTGCCCAACTGCTTCTGGTATTCCTGCTGCTGTTCCTGGGCGAACTTCTGTTGCTGTTGATCTTGCTGAGACTTCAACGCTGCGGCTTGCATACCCGCTGGCGAGTTTTGCTGGTACTGCTGCTTCTGTTCCGCCGACATCGGCACTAGGAACTTCTGCGAGAACTTCCAGCCCGCTGCGTCTACGAATGCTTGGAAGATGGCGATTGCGTCGAACGAGTAGCCCGCGTCGTTGGCGTTCTTAACGAAGACGGGGTTCGTCATCAATTGAATGATGAACGGCATCGCTTGTGCCATTTCCTTCTTGGCACCTAGGTTTGCGCCCGCGAGAACTTCGTACTCCAACTTCGTGTTGCGGTACTCGATGTGGTCGATCTTGAACGCTGCTCCGATCTTCTCCCCGAGCACGTCGCGAAGGACGCCTGCCGGAAGGAGATCGTTGTCAAGCTCGTCCATTTGGTGAAGCCAAGGCTCGAAGACCTGACGAACAAATCGTCCGGTCGGGCCGTCAAGTCGGCTGGCGTTTGCCTGGATAACTGCCGCCGCTCCGGTACCCGAGCGCATCCCCGTGGTGGAGATGCCCGCGTGGCCCGCGCCTTGAATAACCTGCTCGTTCGCGCCGGACGTTGATGCGCCCGCGCTTTGAGACTGTTGAATGAACGAGAATGCCTCTGTCGGCGGCGGAGGCATCTGTAGGAACTTGAATGCCTTCTCGACGTCTTCTTCAACGTCGATGATGCCGCCTTGTTCCCAACGTGTGTTCTGCGTCGGAGCGTTGAATCCTCTCTTGCGGAGCGCGACAGGCTGTAAGCAGTAAGCCAACAAATCTAATGCTAGGTTCGTGACCCCTTGCTCCACGATTTGTTCGCTTCCGATGAGCAGTCCTAATCCCTGGCCGTAAAAGTTGTCAGGGATGTTGCGCCAGTTCGCTGAGTAGAACGGAACCTTCCCAAACGGGTTCGCTTCGTTGCGAATAAGAATGTTGTGGCCGTTGTAGATTAGAACGACCGAGACCTTCTCCGCGTCCCAATACTCCAACACCTCTAGGGGAGCGCGGTGCGGGTCCGCCGAAGTTGCTTCGTTGCGGGGACGCGCGTGCTGCAAGTAGCCCATCATCCCCTCAGGGATGGTAAGCGTGATATTGTCGGGACCCGCGCCAGCGCGGGATGCGAACAGCGCGCGAAGCTCCTCGTCCTTCGGGATGTTGTATCCCGGTAGGTCGCGGAGACGGTCCAAGTCCTGATAGGTCGCGTAGTCGCGGAAAATCACCCACTTCGCTTCGCGGATGTCGCCCACGCGGGTACCGGGGTCCACAAGGACCATACGGATGTCGCAGAACTTCAACCACGGATGCGAGACTAACTTGTCGGTAATCTCGATGTCGAAGTCGTCCGACTCCGGCGTGTCCACCGAAGTGGTGCCGATGCCGTCAGGTCCGAATGCCTGTGCTGCCTTGCGCTTGTACTTCTTGACCTTCTTGTGGTACTCGGTGTAGCCCCACTTCCAAATGGCGGTGCCTAGGAGAGCCATCTGCTCCAGCCCGCGCTCGATTTCTTCCTCGAAGCGCATGGCTTTGAGTTGGAACGTGAACATCGCCGTCTTCGCTTGGATAGCGTCGGGGCTGGTGTTCGGGGTCGGGCGCAGAAGGAAGCACGGGTCTTCATAGAAGATTCCGCCCATCACCTTCGGCACGATCGAACTAATATGGTTCGACACCATGAACTTTGGCACGGCGGAGTTCGCGATGTCGGTGCCTTGCTCGAAGTTCGAAGTGGACATCGGGGACTGGTAGAGCAAGTCTGCCATGGTCCAGCCGCTGGCCCACTGATTGATGTTGATGAAATTGTCGGCGCGCTCCGCGTTGTCGAGAACTAGCTTGACCGCAGACTCATCATTAAACTGCACCGTCCCAGTCTCGGAGTCAATGTAAGTATTCTCCGTGGTGATCGACTCGGCGGCGACCGTTTCAAGCTCGTTGATGTTCGGTTGTACTGCGCCTTCTATCATAGTCTCCACGGTCCTTTATTGCCGAATACAATCATGCGCGGGTCCAGCTTCTTCGCTGGCGCGTCTTCCGTCGCTGGCGGCGGGGGCGCGGGTGCGCTCAAACGTTCTCGCCACGTCGGGGCGGGAGCGTTCGGTGCGCCTGGTCTGAATCCTTTACTACCTGATTGCATCAGTCCGTAATTCACCGACTGCCCAAACATGCGCTCATAGAAGAACGCCTTCATCTGCGCCTTGCGGCGCGCTTCCAAGGCTTGCGCCTCTTCGGCGTCGGTCTCTTCCGGGCGTCTAATCGAGATGAACATCTCCTGCGGGAGCGTGCGGCTCGCTAGGGAGATGGCATCTGGTATATCGTCTTTGCGACCTTTGTTCTTGGTCTCGCCCGTGTAGCGCTCGAACTGCCTGTACAGTTCGTCAATCCACGGACCAGCCACGAAGTGCAAGCGGTCGTCTACCATCAAGATGTCGAGCGTCTTGATGCGATTTCGTTTCGCGTGCGGTTTGTTGT